GTCCGGGTGGCTTTACCCAATTTTTTGACACCGGAGGGGATTAACAATCACTTAATCATCCCCCGAACCCTTTAAAGTATTGCATCTAAAATGTGCAAGCCTTATATTGCTCCAAGAATGAGACCCGCCTTTTGATTTTGGAATCACATGATCTCTTGATGGATACATTCAGACAACAAATAAGCATTTCGCTTTAGTCTCTTACGAGCATTCCATTTTCATCAAAGTGAAGCCCGTCAGCGCAATCGCTATGTTTGGATTTATCATAATGCTTCTTACCGCTTCTTTTATCCTCTTCATGCTGAGCGAAGTGACAGTCCCGGCATAGCGACGCAAGGTTCAAAGGATTGAGTGATATTTTTACATCATAAATATTTTCAGGTGAAAGATGTATGATGTGATGTACTTCCTTTGCAGGTTTGCCACATCGTTGGCACTTGTATCTATCACGCATAAGACAATACTGTCTCACCCGTTCCCATTCCCTTGATTTATAAAAAGCTGTTGCAAATGGTTTGCTCATAATATCACCCATATAAAAGAGCACTGGTTTTTCCAGTGCTCAAAATTGGAGGATAAGACTGCCGAGGGTCTTTGTCCATATGTCCTTTTATTTTCATGATAACATAATAGCATATTCCTTTGTTTCATTCAATTTCATCTTTCAGAGTACGCGAGAAACGGTTGAGGATGTAAGTTACATTCTCGAGCTCTAAGAGCTGGTCTATCGCCCGGTCAAGAATGCGGTAGACTGTAACATATCCACATGGAATTTCGTCAGCGATTTCATAAGCGTTCTTGCGCATGATGTACTTGTAAGTCAGCACCAGCCATTCATCAGACCCTTCAGGAAGAAGGTCAATAACCTTTTGGATTTCAATAAGCTCATCCGCAGCGACCTTGACGAGTGTCTTGATCTGCCCGCAAATGGATTCGCACTGCTCTATGTACGCAGGCACGGGCGAATGAACGAGCGGAGCGTGACCGCCGGAATCCGAGAACGCATGGAATGCAGATACCATGAAATCATCTCTAATCTCCTGAAGTGTCTGTTCGAGCGCCTTTTTCTTCCGCATGATGTTTTTGTATCTGTCAAGGTACCGTCTGAGAAGCCTCTGTTCCCTGTTCAACTCCTTCATCCGTACTCACCTCCTTCAGGCTTATGGTCTGGGTAACAGTGATATCCATGTTCAGGACGTGAAGATCACCGCCGACCAGCTCCATAAGTTTGTCTATAAGTTTACTTACTTTCATTGTTCACCTCCCTGTCTGCTTCGATTACTGTCGGCTCATACTCTAAATCATCTTGTGTAACTCCGTAAACTTCCATCCCGTAAGCAGGAGATACATCATGGATATTTATTGCATCCACGTCAATCAATCTCCCATGCCCTTTAGGAAGTGTTTTTCCATTTAACACGGCATCAATAAGTGCGTATGTGACAGTTCCATTTTTAAGACTTTGTATATCTCGTTCATGTACGTTAATCACCATCTGCATTTTCTATCTCCTTTAACATTTCATCTATAGTTCTCTTTTCATAACTAATCTGAATTAGATTTTTCCCGCCTAAAGCCATTGTATAAAGCCTTTCCATATCGGCATTTCTAAATGTCGCAAGAATTATTCCTTGATTTCCCTGTTCAAGCATTAGGCAAGGCTTTTTTCTGTCTGGAAAGTGTCTAATCACTATCTGCATTATCATTTACCTCCTCGTCTGGAATAAATTTTAATGTTCCATAATAATGTTCTTCCTTGCCTTTGCACAGGAACACAGGCTCACCAAAAAAGAATAATCCCATATCTGCACCGCAATTAGGACATTTCTTTGGTACTGTCTTATCTTCATCTGTCAGCCATGGTTTTCCGTTGCCTTGCAATAAAATATCTTCGCTCATTTGCTCACCTCCTCATATGGTTCTGGTAATGGCATCCATGCTAAAAGTCCTTTTTCACCAACTTCCCACTGTTCATTAGTTTCGTTGACATGAAACATCTTTTCGTAGTATTCCGCAACCCTTACTACCTTATTTCCCCTATAATTCACAATGGTTACTAAAACTCGTTGAAAATCTTCAGGCAACCTCTCACTAACAGAAATCCAATCTATTTTTTCCTTTGGTGTAACTGGTGGAAATTCATCCTTGTTATCCTGTATGAATAAAGCCGCCATTATGTATGGAGAACCTAAACCTTCCCTTTTCTCGTTCATAAAATCCGCAACCTTACACAACCTTTCTACTGTAGCCTGTCTGCTGATACAATCCTCGCAAGGCTGTTGCTCTAATGCTTTAATTGCCATTTTGTGCGCTTCAACTGTATTATCAGATAAAAAACCCTCTTCATCTTTTATCATTTGTGATATTATATGTATTGCTTCTTCTCTTGTCATTCCTTATCCTCACTTTCTGCCTTGACTAAAACCTTGACTAAAACCTTTCTTTCCTTGACTAAATTGCTTTTTGAAATTATCTTCTTTTTTAACTGACATCATCACATGGAGCATCTCTTTTGCTGATGTACGACTTATATCAAATTGTTCTACAAGAAAAACTATCCACTCGGAGTTTGTTAATCTTCTATGCCCTGTCTTTTCCTTTGGTGTGACGGGTCGTAAAGTATCAAGTGCATCTGTGATGGCATCAATATGTGGATTATCTCGCCACGGATTCTCTTTAAGAGTTTCTCCTGTGTCACATAACGCATACATGGCATTAAGCGCCGCTTGTTTGCTTATCAAATCATCACAAGGCTCTTTCTCTAATGCTTCGATTTTCACGGCTTCATCAATTTTCATCAGCATCCTCCTTCATCCAAGCGTTCAGGACTTCCCAATCCTCGCCTTTTTCTTCGCACTTTTTACGGATGATACACTGTGAACAACCATGCTGCCTTTTGCAGATTTCCATAGCCAAGTCCTCGATATCGGGCATTTTGTCACGGATCATTTCTAATCTCAACTTTTCGTAATTTGTCATGTTCCACCTCCGAAATATAAATCATGTTCAGCCTCTGGAATCTCCAGCAGGTCAGCCATACGCTTGCGGGCATATGGAAAAATTTTCCGTTTGCCGTGAAGCATATAACTCAACATTGACTGCGTGTAGCCAACTGCAGGAGCAAAACTATACACACTGCCATACCGCTCTTTTATCCGGCTCCGTAACCTTTCCAGCTCTACACCAGCCTGTTGAGCGGGCAGTTTTTGCAGATTTCGCTCTCGCATAACTCACAGCCCTCCTTTTCTTCATCCCAAATGTTTGGATACTTGCAGTATTTATCGCATATCTCGATTGCAATATCCTCAAGTATCTCTTGTATACTGCCTGTCATGTCAAAGTCACTTACTACTTCAATATTGGTTCGATTGTCTCTCATTCTGTTACCTCCTTGTTGAAGAGCCTGTTCCATTCTTCCGTAGGCGAAAACTTATCCATATCAACGTCATTGCCTCTTCCGAATCTCCATCTGCAGTCATAACACATCAACTGCCTTGTGTAATATCTGCAAAAAGGACATTTATTGTACTTTCTTAAAAACTCATCTGCTGTCATGCCTTCTTATTCTCTCCCCATAGCTCCATGATGTACTGGAACCACTCTACAGCCTCATTCAAGCTGTAAATCGGTGCGCCACCGCCTGCCATGCCCTTGTTGTAACCGCAAGATACAAAGCTTTTGCCTTCCCAGTCGGTATTAATGCTGACTGTAAGCCGTAACCCTTTATGTTTATATTCATATTCGGGATGACAGCGATAAACATTATTCGGTAAGACTTCCTGCTTGAATTTTATTCCCAGTCTTGAGCCTATTGCCTCTGCCAGCTTTTCTTCAGACATATTGCCAAAATCACCCAGGAAATCAAATATTGTCATTTGTCCTTCCATATCATCGTTCCTCAATAAAGTCATCCGGCAGATTGATATGAATGCCTGTTTCGTCAAGGATTGTCTGTTGGATATCCCTCCAACTCACATAATCGTCTACCAGACACGCTGTCTTTTTGTTAAACCGGTCTATGAACCTGTTCAAGCGTTCATACCCGAATCCGTACTCATCACGCATTACCATAAGAGCCATCAGCAGGACAGTCTTGATAGTATTCTGCTTTTCGTACTGCTCGAAGCGTTTCAGATCTGATTTATTAATCCCGATCGGCATCTGCCGGATGCCACGCTGTTCAAGTTCCTTTTCTGCTTCTTCAAGCCCATGCTCTTTAGCATAGGTCACCATCCAAAGCGCTCCCTGATACCGTGCTGTTTCCTCTTTGCTCAATTTGCTCATTCTTCTTACGCTCCTTAAGATATGTATTAGAATCCATCCAGCGATTGCACATTGAGCAGTCTACCGGAGTATATAAAAATATGTCGCATTTATAGCAGTCTTCATCGTCAAGGTTGTGAATACAGCTTCTATCTCTCATAATGTCTCCTTATCCATAACAGAACCACTCTCCATTTACTTTTTCATATAATTTGCCTTGCTTAAAAGTTGCCTGGAATATAACATCCGCAGGAACATCAGGTGTCCCATGCAAATATATATCACGAGCCATGTCGTAACATTCTTGAGGTATTTCCTTGGTATAAAATAACTTTGTTGTAGAATATTGCCCCCGGGCATATACAACATCATATACCGTTTTGTCACCCTTCAAATGCAACCAGCTATCATTTCGGTTCACTCTGTTCATCACTACTGCACCAGTAAGATAAGCTGCTCTTTTGTCCTTGTCCGTGCTCCAGTTCTCATGATAAATAACCTCAGCCAACAGCTTAATATCTTCCTGCTCCTGCAGGTACTGCTCGTATGCCTTTGCAATGTTCGCGAAGAACCGCTCAAAATGTTCCGTAACTTTCTTCTCAAAATTCGGAGCCTTGCTTTTCGCGGAGACCCGGATCGAGTTCAACGCTGCTATGAGGAATACGATACAGATGATTATTTTTAGTCTCATTCCATTGCCTCCCTCTTGCCATGAGCGATCATCCACTCATTATTAAACATTTCCCTGAGCATTATGCAGCACCAACGTGCCGGTACTGCTGCATCAGTCTTTGAATATTTCTCATATAAGGCGGCCGAATCGTTCATGACCGCCTTAAACTGTTCATCCGTGTTACAATTTCCGGCATATCTGTTTCTTATGCCATAGACTTCTTTCCATAATTCAAACTCATTAGACCCCTTTGGTATCATTTAAACCTCCCATGGCGGAATAACACCCGCTTCTTCAATCGGAATAAATCCAGCTTTATCGTTTTTGCCTTTTTCAAGCATCTTTAACTGCCAGCTGTATCTGATCTCTTCGTTGTAGGAACTAAGGAATCGCCTTGTATTACTTTGATAAAATAGTGGTATAAACTTATCCTGTGTACCATTCTCACGGTCCTTACAGATTTCAACTACATTATCTCCGGAATAAGCGTCATTGGTTTCCTTCCAGTGATACATCTGTTTGGTAAGCCGCTTAAAATCCTCATTATTACGGTGCGTGATAAAGGCATTGTCAACAAGGTTAGAGATATTTCCGCTTCCGGCTATATCATCAAGCCGTAGAAAACCCTGTGCCTTCCTTGGATGTGCTACAAAGATAATGTGACAGTTGCATGTAACGGCGATATCCTTAAGCTGTTTAACAAAGATAGTCTGCTGTTCATACTTGTCATTCCTGGCATACGGTTCCGACTCCATAAGATCAAGGCTCATCATATTATCAATGAGCACCATATCGGCCTGTGTCTCTTTGATCTTGGACGCAAGCACCGTACTAATATCTTTAAAACTGCTGCCAAACTTATTATTATAAAGCCAGAGCTTCTCACCCATCCAGTCAGCAATCATATCTCTTGTTTCATTAAGGATGTAATAATATGGACTTCCGAACTTTCCGGTACGTTCCATAACATATTCTGATCCTGCTGCCTGAAGAGATATCCAGTCCATGAAACGGGTATCTTTAAGCTCTCCGGAATAAACAATAACGGTATGTTCCTTTTCGATACAGTTAAGCATAATCTGGGATAACCATGTTGACTTCCCGGCACCACGCAGACCTGATACAACGGTGATCTCACCTTTGGCCAGACCGCCGATAACTCTGTCCAGCTCCATAAAACCTGTTTCCAAACACACACGTTCTTCTTTAGGCTTGCTGAAAATGTGCTTTGCCGACTCAAAAAGTGGTTCTTCAGAGGTTTCCTTAACAAGCAGCTCATAAGTTACATCCTGTCGATTCCGGTTATATCTTTTGTACTCTTCATAACCTCGTTCGATATGACCGTCATCTTCTTCATAAGTCTTGTCATAAGCATCCGGTTCATAAAGAAGCCTGAAGTCTTGCCATGTCCTACCAGCGCATGAATTATGTAAACACTTATAAGCTATCGCGCCCGAAGGCATCTTCAAAAGACATGCATCTGGAGCCTTATGCGTAGGATCAAATGCACACTCTGAGAGTACATATTTTGTGCAATTGTTCCAATGATTGATTTTCGTCACCTGAATGCCATGATCTGAAATCCATTGATCGAGGTCAAACTCTTCCGCCTGCTTCCGTTGTTTCCTATCTGCTGGTTTTGGTTCTTCCTTTGGTAGCAGAGCAGCAATCTTTTCAAGCAGAAGCTTAGGTGTAACTTCTATGCTCGGCGGAACCTTTACAAGTCGGCTCATCCTGTGCGGACGTTCCTTTGTATCCGCTCCCTTTTGGGCTATCGAACCATAGAGTTTTGATATGCGTCCGGGATTGAATACCTTTATATCAATTTCAACATGTTCATCACTGAACAGGAATGATAAGGCCTTTAAACTGTTCTCTATCAGTTTGACATTATCGGGAGTATTACTAAGTGATATGCCATACATTAGATGTACGCCGTTTCCGGATAATGCTATCACCGGTGAGCTGAACCCGATGCTTTTCAGATACCAGGCGACACGTTCTGCCTTCCTTTTTGTATATGTAAGCTCTTCTTCTGAACTGGATACACCACTTTTCCGTTTAGGATCCAAGTCAAGCAAAAGCCAGTTATACATTTTTATGTCAGCATCCGAAGTCGTCAGCTTGGGGCTCTGTCTGAAGCATTCATGTTGTTCCCGGCTGTAGCAGGCTTCATCAATCACCTGAAGAGTATAGAAGATATTTACGTTTCCACTCCGAAGATCCAGCTTGTTCAATTCGGCCTCAAGATTGTCAGTTCCCTTGAAGTACCCGGAATAGGTCACCTTATCCTTAAGAATCCGGATTTCATATAAAGCATTGTTCGGCTTTATGATTGCTAAGGTTTTTTTCAATTCAGAAATATCATAATTTATTTTTCCCATACATCATTCCACCGCCCAACCAAATGGATTCACCGCGTCAGCGGTTTTAGTTTTTTCTTTTTCTTCTTTATCCTTCTTAATATGTTCTTTACTATTCTTATACTGATGCGATGATCCTGCGACTTCGCTGTCATCATCCTGCGAAAACTCCTGCGAATCTCCGTGTGATTTTCCTGCTAAAGTTCGTGTGATTTTCCTGCTATCATCTTGATAGGCATCATATGAAACTATTGATACAATACGACTTCTGCCGATTTTTCTTTCTGCGATTTCACCTGTTGAAATCATGTGATTTAATGCAGTGCGAACCTGCGATTTTGAAAGTCCTGTTTCTGCCGATAAAGTATCAAGAGATGTAATCAGTTCTCCACGTTTGTACTGAATGCCTTTCCAACTTCCGTCCTTCCAATTCGCCCTAAGAAGCAGATGAATAAAAAGAGACTTTGTATTAGTATTCTTATACCATTCCCAATTTATCAATTTACGGTAAAGCTTTATAAATTCTTTATCGCTATACTGGATTGCCACCAATCTCACCTCCTAACAGCTCCACTATTTTCTTTCCGGTGCTTTTCTTGTCGCAGAACTCAATTCGAACTCCGTACCGTTCCTGGATAGTAACAAGCGACTTATACAGCTGATGTCCCTGAAGTGGAGGCTTCTGGCATTCCTGCTTCCATGGATGACCGTCTTTCATTACCCACTTGTAAGCCTTCTTCCGGGGATTCTCCCAGAACCAAACATCCACAAGATTTGTGATATTGGGTTCTTCGACCAGGATAATAATCTGTATTCCCTGCTCCTGAGCACGTACCAGCTCCCGCCGGAACCGCTCATGCTGCTGGCATACATTCCCGCAAACTTCATTCAAATCAAGCTTGCGGTCTATCACCAGTCGAGGATTATCCAAATTCATATAATCGCCGACATAAAGCTTTGAGACAAAGTAATCAACACCGATTTTGTCGAACTGCTTTTCTATGCGATCCCGTTCTTTAGGCTTCTCTCTGCTGTCAATCTGTATCTGCATAAGCATCAGCCCCAGGGAATCTCTTCACCGGCATCTTCAACGGGCATGAAATCACTGACATTAGATGATTGTGCAGGAGCTGACGAAGCTGCCGAACTGCTGCCATTGTTCAGATACTTCTTATCCGGAATGGTAGCCTTTTCAACATCAGCATCTTCACAGAACCAACGAAGCTCATTTCTCCATGTAACCTTGCCGTTATAATCATTCTCGACTTCACCGAATACCCCGCCGATCTTCTTGTTCTTAAACTGTGCTGCAAACTTTTCGCCCCAAACGGCAGTGCAGTTATTTGACTTCTCGAAAGCCGTTACGAATCTCTTGAAACTCTTTGAGCACTTCCCGTCCTGATCCTCAGATAAAATATACTGGGTTCCGGCATGAGGCCATTTTTTCTCCGGCCGGATATCATTCTTGAACTCTTCGGACATATATTCCGGCTGAACATCATTCTTTGCCATGTCGAAAAGAACTACAATCATAGGTTTTCCTGCCTTGCTCTTAGTCTCATTAACCTGTTTAATAATTAAATGATGTCCTCCGGGCTGTACAGGAGTAAAGCCCTCTGCTCTTGTTTCATCATACGATGTAGGTTTATTCATTCTGTTTTACCTTCCTTTTCCTTTTTATTTGTACTTCTATTATTTGCTTGTTCTTTTGCTGTCGCCCAACGACAGTTTGATGGTTCATAATTCCCATCATTATTTATCCTGTCAATCGACAAACTATTTTTATAACCATTTTTCAAGGCCCAATCTTGAAAAATTTCAAAACTTGATAGCCATTCAGCACATATGGTTATTCCTCTCGCTCCGTATCTTTTATAAGCCTTATCTTTTGAATTGTAACATCTGGTTCTCATTCCCCAATAAATTCGATACAGTCTATTCTTCCCAGCTAAAATCGTTGTATTTTGTTTGTTTCTAATAGTCGTTAATTCGCTATTATAACAACCGCAACTTTGAGTTTTCCCTATCTTTAATCTTTGAGAATGAGTTATTATTTCTTTACCGCAATCACATCGGCACAGCCACAATCTATTTCCCTGATAACTTCCCATCGGCTTTATTGCTATCAGCTTTCCGAACCTTTGCCCCGTTAGTTCTAGCGGTTTCCGTCCCCCCATTTTTCACCTCCAAATAATAATATTCTCTTATTTTTTGATCTACGTACTTTAAATCATTTTCGATTTCTTCTGAGTCAAATAATTCTTCTGGAACTTTCGTTATGTCGCTTCCGTCTGTTACTGTTCTGAAGAAGTGACGTCCACCGTCACTCATACAGCGAAGAGAAATTGTCACCATACCGATTAATGGCGCCTTCTGATCCAGCAGCTTACCTATGGTAAGAAGCTTCGTATCTCCGTAGTCGCTTGTTTCTTCATGGAACACCAGATAGACTATATAATCATCCGGAAGATCCTTAATACCGTTGATCAGGGTGCACATATCATCAGCCATCTGATTGTACATATCAAATTGTGCATTGCCCTTCATGTTTCTGTGGTTCTTCATGAAATAATGTGTCATGATATACCCAGCATCATCGATTACAATGGTCTTTACTGTCGGTGGAAGCTTCCTGATTGCCGACAGGATCACATTCACATCGTCAGCTTTCATCGTGTACTTGAACGTATGACGGAACGGTAAACTCTTACCTTCCACATTTATGAGACAGATTTCAGTCTCTTCGAAGTTCTTCAGACTTCTAGACTTGCCAGAGCCTGACTTGCCGTAAATAATTACCGGAATACCCATGTGTTTGCCTCCTTATTTAATATCAAAACTTCCCGGAACATCCTCAACCGTTATAATATCTTCCGGAAGCAGCTCACCTGTCTGAACATTCACTGCCTTACCGTCTGCGATCTCGCATTCCTTCTTATAATTAACCCAGTCGATTTCTTCCTTGACCTTCACAAATTCCGGCATATTGTGTTCCTTGACATATGCCAGAAGTTTATCCTTATCCGGTACCAGCTTCTGTGAAGGCTTCTTCCATACCAAAGAACCATCAAGCAGCTTATAATTTTCCTGTGTCTTTGTTTCCTTATGATCTACCTTCTGGAAGTAATCATAGAGCTTGCTCTTCAGAAATCCTGTCCTACTCTCCAACTGCTGATCAAGCAGGGCTACCTTCTTATTGATCTCCTCAATTTCCGCCCTTGCAATTTCAACAAGCCTGTCATGTTCCGCAATTTCTTCCTTGATCTTTTTGCAGGCCCAGTTTGCCAAACGGTCATTGTCGATAACGAACTCTGTTGATTCCTCGGCATCTTCACCGAAGTATTCATAGTCTGTCATACTCGTCATCCTCCTTTTCTGTCTTTACTATGCCGATCACACTGGCTATCAGCAGAACTATAAGCACAATCCCGCGCTTCACTCCGGTGCTGATCGTAATGGAATCGCATTCAATGGCTCCGGCTGTGCCGACTAACAGGATGAATGTAACTGCTAAACTAAGCAGGCAGATACCGCCAACTACATTTTTGAAACTTTCACGCATAATAAACCTCCTCTTTTCTCGTCTGCTCCTGTCTTTTTTCGAGCCACTCCAGGAGCTTGGGTAAACTGATGTACCAAATACCGCCTTTTTTTAATTTGTAGGCAAAGCGCTGACCTCTCGCATGGCATATCTCTCGGATATATTCCGGAGACAGCCCGGTAAGCTTCGCCACTTCCGTCACTTTATAGAGCTTTTGCTCCTGGTTGTTTTCCATGTCATGCCTCCTGTGTGTTCAATCTGTCACGCAGTTCTTCGGCTTCCTTTTCGTTCTCGGTGTATGTAGCCCCTTCCGGATACTCGATGTTTCCCGAGTGCAAGGGTTCATCCATGAACCGCTGCCTTCCTACGATATAATGTGGAGCGCCGTTAATGTACTGCATGAATAATCTCCATTTTCCTTTCATTGATCCTCCTTATGGGTACGATTTCGTCGTACACTATCTTAAAAAAATATACAGTCCATGGGTATGCCAGACAGCTCAGACATCCGTTGAAGATGGCTCATCTTAGGTTCGCCTTTGCCATTCTCCCAGTTACAAACTGTCTGTTTGTCTACACCTAATTCTTTAGCCCATTCTTCCTGTGTTTTGTGAGCATTCGCCCTGACAGCAGCTAAACGAATCTTAACATTTGGCATCGTGTCACCTCCTTTCGATTTTGATTATACGACGATATCGTCACTTTGTCAATACCAAAATAAAAATATTTTTATATTTAGACTTGATTTTTTTTGAAAATGTTCGATAATATAAATGTACAGACTTGTACGTATAAGAAGGGAGAATCGCTATGACAGATCATGAGCAGAAGCAAATATTCGGGAGAAATCTCAATTATTTCATTGAAAAAACAGGCAAAAATCATGCCGATATCGCCGCTGATCTCGACGTGCCTCGGACCACTTTGAGCACTTGGACCGCAGGGAAATCAATACCAGGCTTTAAGATGGTTCGCCAAATCGCTGACTATTTCGGCTGCCGAATTAACTCGCTCATCGAACCTCGAGAAAATGAATCTTTCGAAGAAAAGCTCTACTATTTAGTAAATCAAATGGACGAAGCCCAGATGGCCGACTTATTAAAATATGCCGAGATGTTAATATCCTTTAAGCCTCATATATCAGTGGTCGACAATAAGCCTATCATTGCCACAGCGACCGCAGCAGTTCCAGGCATAAAGCTTCCGCCATTAAGTCCAGAAACCAATGCTCTGCTTGGAGCATATATCCCAGGGACAAAGAAGAAGACAAAGATCATCAAAAGGAAACCTCTCGAAGCTTAAGGAGGTAATATGAAAAAGACAACTCAAGGATATTACGAAAAGAAGGTATCGCTCGGGCGGGACTCATCCGGAAAGCTCATCCGGAAGTCTGTCCGGGCGAAAACTATGAAGGAGCTGGAGAAGAAGGTGTTCGACCTGAAGCAGGAGCAGAGCCTTAAACAACAGCTTCCTGACAACGATGTTACCTTTGATACATATGCCCGTCTGTGGCTCACTACAAAGGCCAATAAGAGCCTTAATACACGCGCGATGTATAAATTAACCTATGAGAAATATATCGAGCCGGAAATAGGCATTTTGTACTTCAGTGAGATTGATCTCCCGATGCTCCAGACGGTTATCAATAACCATTATGATCATCCAAACACCTGCAACAAGATCAGGCTCACACTCAAACAGGTTTATGCCATGGCAGCAGAAGACGGACTGCCGAACATGATCAATCTGAAACGTCTGGCACTTCCGCCAATGAAGAAGGTTGTTGAGAAGCGTACGCTCACCCAGGAAGAAAAGGATGCTATCTTCACCGCTGATCTGACCGATCAGGAGCGTGCTTATGTATATATTTTATATTTCACCGGGCTCCGGAGAGAGGAAGCTCTTGCCCTGGATAAAGATGCCTTTGATTTTGATGCAAAAACTGTCACAGTATCGAAAACTGTTGTTTTTGACGGGAACCGGGCGGTCGTGAATTTTGACCAGGCTAAAAACGAGAGTTCCCTGAGAAGCGTTCCTCTGCCTGCGTCCTGCGTGGATGTGCTTCGGGATTATGCTGCCAAATGCACCGGCTATCTGTTCCGGAGCACGCGATCCAAATTGCCATTCTCACGGACAGCTTATCAGGACTTCTTCAACAGGATCAAGAAGAAACTGGGATCTGATACTCTGACCGCACACATATTCCGGCATAACTACGCGACCATGCTCTACTACTCCAACATCAGCCTTAAACAGGCCGCCAAGCTCATGGGCCACAGCTCCACACAGATGATAATGGAAGTGTATGCTCACCTTGACGAACAGCAGGAAAAGACAGCAGAGAAGCTGGATAAAATCTTCGGATAAAAAGTGAGACATTTTTGAGACACTTTTGGAGATGCCTATTTTAAGAATGGCTTAAATACGTCACTTTTGAGACATTAGTGAGACACCAAGTTTTTGAGAAAAATAACCGAAAATGGCAAGAATGAGAAATAAAAAAAGAGCCCTGAAAGCATTAACTTTCAAGGCTTTTTCTTACGCGGAGTGGGTGGGATTCGAACCCACGAGCCCTTGCGGGCTACCTGATTTCGAGTCAAACAAACAGGCATGATGTAAGTCTTTGATATTCAAGGCTTCATGCCGATTTTTTACTAAATCAAGTGAGACACTTTTGAGACATTTATTTTTTCTCCAGGTCAAGGATTCGATGGTTAGCGACCTTGATCTGCTCCTCTAAGAGTGGCACTCGCTTAGCAAAATTGTTGTGTTCCCGAACTTCCCTTGTAAGCTCTGAAATTTTCGTATCAGTAACTGCCTGAGCCTTCTCAAGCTCGGCTTTGATATTTACTTGTTGCAGTTCCATCTGATGTAGCATTTTATCATTATTGGAGCGGTTTGTCAATATGACAGCGAGCAGGGAACCGACAGCCGTGATAAATGTTCCCACAAGTCCTATCCATTCCATGTCAGCCCTCCCAGTAGAACCCGAGAGCTTCGGCGGTTTTGCGCCCAACTATTCCGTCAGGAGTCAGCTTAGCCTTTGCCTGGAAACGAACCACCGTAGCCCAGGTCTTAGGCCCGAACTCGCCGTCAATTTCCAAATCGCTTTTCATGACTTTGTTAAGCCTTCTCTGAAGATGTTCTACATCCTCGCCGCACATCCAGGGTTCACCTTCTTTGTAGTAAAGTTCCCGGTACATGATGAACTGTACTTTCACAACTACCGCTGAATGTCCTACCTTGTGAAGAATGTCGCCTTTTTTAAGCTTCTGGTCTGATTGTGTGTACGCTTTACTTGTATACGTTTTAAACTGTCCTGTAGCCTCTATAAGCCTCTTTTCATTTCCTGTGTACATATCCGGGTCTATAGGGATTCCAGCGCCAATTATACACTCTGCTGTCGCCTGTGAACAATCGGTGTTACAATCTACTTTTATATCTTTAAAATGATAATCCACTTTCTTTGCCTCTTTATCCAGTGACAATCTGTCGTCCTGATTATATCCTACATGAGGATTCTCAACTAACTCTATCATATTCTGAGCTATTTTGTTTCTTACCTTCTTTTCCTTCGCACGGAACACATTCTCCCAGCCCTTGCCATTAGAGCCGGTCTTATACCACGCCTGGAAGCGTCCTTCTTTGCCTGTCTGGTCTCCGGGTTTCCCTCCGCGTGCGTGTCCGTTTTCATCACAAACGAAATGTGCTAAAGTTACATGATTCATTCTTTAGTCCCCTCCTGTTCTTTTTTATACGCTTTTGTGCTTACGCCTATCAAAGAGCCTATCAGTGTGCCTATAGCGGCTATAATAGTCACTACTACGTTTACAGTCTTCGGGTCTACGTCTAATACACCTAAAACCACTGATAAAAAAGTCACTATTGCAGGAATACAGATTAATGCTATCCATTTTAAAACATCATAAACATTGTCAGAAATTCTCATATCATACCTCCTAATCTGTACAGTCTCGCTCTAAGGCGTCAACTTTAGCCTTGATACCGTCTGCCCACCCGTCACCGTCAAGAGCCTTGTAAGCCTTATAAGTGGCTTCAAAAGAATCATAATCGTTCTTTGAGATATTGCCCTTTTTGCGCAAATCGTTTCCGTCACGCTTCAAGGCAGATAGTAAAAGTAGGCTTATACCCTTTTCGAGAAGCTGGATTTTTTCGTCTAAGTGTGCCTGTTTGGCTTTTTTATCGCTCAGATATTGGAATACACAGCTAATGATAGTAGAGATAACCCCACTCCCCAGCACGGCTAAAACAATTTCGTTCATTTAGCATCACCTCCATATATATTATAAAGTAGAAATCCGTTAAAAACTTGTTAAAAAACTGTAATCATCCCCCACCCTCCTTTCATGTGGATTTGAAATTGTTTATTTAATTACTAACCTGCTGAATATCCAACACACCATTAGTAACCACAAGGATATACTTATCACCCGTTACTGTATCAGTAAGAATTTGAGCATTGGCAATTTCTTCTTCAAGATTATCTTCCACCGCCAGTAAATCCCCCAGCGTAGCGACTTCACCGCTTCGGTAGGTTAGAGTTATGGTCGCAAAATCGTCACTGACAGAGATGTAATTTGCACCCTTTAGGAGATTGACTTCGTGTGGAGTGAGTTGGATTTCTGTGGGAGTGGCGAGTTCTATTGCAATATTTCCACTTGGCGGTGTTGTTGTACTTCCATTTCGGCAAATAATATCACTCGTTGTTGTTATCGTAATACCATTTGATGATGAATTATAAAGTACAGACGGAGATACGGTTTCATATTTTTCAGAAATCAGATTAGGTATACTTGACGAACTTGATGTTGGTTTATATGTTGCTTGGTCTCCTGTATGCCAACGTGTATTTGTTATAGTACCCCATGTAAACGTGTCTAAATCAACAAGAACTCTATCCACCGATAAAACTCCCCTTTTAACATCAAGGCTCGCTCCGTAAACGGTATCTCCGAATTGGATGGTGAGGTCGTTGGATTTGGTGTAGGGTTCAAATATAGAGTCAGTTCCTATAATTACTGCCATATTTGGTGTTGCTGCATTCCAATCGGCAATAGCTCCTGTAAAGAGCCATAATACTCGATCGTTTGCCACTTCTACTGTTGCAGAATGATTTGCTAGAACTTGAACTGAAGACGTACCTCTATCACTCAAATCAGCTTTAGGAGTTCTATAGTATATTGAATCATTAGAACTATTGTTTATTATAGTATATGTTTTCCCACCAGGAAACGATTGCCCATATCGATATGCTCCGGTTCCTGTTAAATCAAATATTTCGTATATAGCATCAGGATCAAGTAAATTCTTCCCACACCCCTCAATCCCTACCTGAGTGCGTCCAGAGATTGAACACTCGTTGGTGTAAGGGGCAAAGGTAGGGTCTGTTTCGGTGGATAAACGGATCATTGGGTAAAACATTACATTACTTAAAACTGCATTTGCTCTTACAAAAACGCAACAACGCCATTTTCCTGTGTCTGATAATGCAATCGTTGTATCACTTCCGTAAGTAGCATTTGCACCCGTTGTAATATCCGAAACTCGTAAATCATAGGTACTTACACTACCATTTGAGCAACCATTTAATATATACCCATTAAAAGGACAACTGTTTTGATTATCTCGGTATATATCAAAATCTACAACTGTATTATCATTTGTACCATTAACCTTAATACCGATAACATTATCGTCACTATCCGTAACAATGGTAAATGTAATTGATTTTCCTGTTGGAGTAAAAGTGTTTCCATTCCATGTACCATTAACATTCCATGCTTTAATCGTAGCAACATCGGTAATCAGTTTATTCTTTCCTGCCCCGCCAACCCACGGCTTATCATATCCGTGTAAGTCTTGTATCGGTTCTAAATCTATCGAACATTCTGTTGCGTTCTGAGCGGTTAGGGTCGAAAAGCTGATGGGATTGCCCTCTATCTCTGTTGTAGCATCCGATAAGGCGGTTTTTACTTCCGTGTCATCGTAAACCTGCACTTCAACATCATCTACCTTGATATTGCCATTGGTGGTTGACGCGGTTACTGAACCAACGATGCCTAAAGCCACTAAGTCTGATTTTGTAACGGCTTCGGTGCCTGATACATGTCCTTGCGCGGTTACACCAATTTTATACAATCCCGAAGCAATCGTCTGTGTTACTCGGTTAGGGTCTTGAGAGTGGTCGTAAGCGGCTTTGCCTCTGTCTCCACGGTATGCTGTCGATGATGTCTCGCCTAAAGCAAGGGTATCTGATATTACGGTATACTGTGTTCCGCTCCAACGGTATGTTTTATTACTTACAAGGTCGATGTAAATCTTTCCGTCTTCGGGAGTGATAAGCTGTGTGTGTGCTGAATCCTCGTAGAAATTCCCGTTATAAAGATAACCCTCTATTACATCATCCACGAATGCGGGCAACTGTGAAGCGGGCACCTTGCCTGTGTTGTCAAGCTCTGCTACCCCGCCAGCCACTCCGACTGAAGATGTGGATACCTTGCCCGCGTTTAGCTCGTTTACTGCTCCGACTAACGATGTTTTGTCGGTGGTAGTAAGTGAATTTACGTTACCGACTGAGGCAAGCGATATCGACATTATCGCTGTTACTATGCTGTCAAGCTTGCCATTCTGTGTGCCTAAAAGTCCGTTTGTACTCTGTAATGTTTCATCTAAAGCTATGGGTTTGGTTATGTCTGCTATTGCCATTATTCACTTTCCCCCTTATATGTTATACACATTTTGCCATCTACAATGCTAAACGGCTCGATGGATGCTGATATCGTGTTACTATTTATACTGATTCTGTCCCCGGCGGTCAGTACATCCTGCTTGCCGGTTAAGTCGATTTCAGCCACATGGTCTGTTACTACCGATGTTCCGTCAACAAGCACATCCGTCACTCCCGCAAGCTGACTCGAACCGCCTGAGCCACCGCTCGACCTGACTACTTCGACCGCAGTATTCTTTATAAAATCTATAATCTTCTGCTTACGGTTCAGACCTTTGTTCCTTCTTGCCGATGTGTAGACTTTTTCTTCCTCTTCATCGCCTACGCTTCTTAAGCCCCGGGTCTGTACGATGGTCTTTTTATCACCACCGCTGTCAGCAGTAAAGCTCGTATTGAATCCCTTCTC